CTTGATGTTTGCCAAGATGCTAGGGTCAATTGGAATTAAGGTATTCTTCATACCGTCTTCTAATTTTTCTACTAATTTGTCTAGGTAGTCATAGACTTCTGAGATTTCTACGTATGTATCCGTAATAGGCGACTCCGTTAAATCTTCTTTCTCTACTTTCCCTTCTTCTGTTAACTGCTGAAATAAACTTTTACGGTCTCGCTCGGTCATCTCAATAATTGGACGATAGTTTAATATGGCTCTCTCTATGTCCGTATCAATACCCGGGCCTCCGAATACTTTGTCCTCCATAATCTCACCTCGAATTTCTGTAAAATAATAAAAAAAATAGACAGGAAGAGAAAAGGGGAGGAAGAACTTCCTGTCTATCAAAAAGGGAGAGGGAGGGATTTATAGTAAAGGACTTACGTCCTATTACCCAACTTTACCAAGAACGTCGCATTGGTTTGCTAGCTCTTGAGCTTCCCCTATTTCCCCAAGTAAATGTACCTTCCGAACGTTTTGCTCGTCTAGGTGGTGGTGCCGATGGCTCATCCCACTCTTGTTCTTTCTTGTTATCCAGCCCTCTTGCTTGTTGCTGGAAGATAGCCATTAGTGGGTCTACGAACTTAAGTGCTGCGTGCCCAAAGTTAGTAGCTGCTGGTACAACATCAATGGTTTGTGCAATCTCTGGCATTTCGTTAATGAAAGCTAATAGAGATAACATCAATCCATCTAAAGCATGTTCGTCAACGTTAGAGTAAGTCGGCTCGCCTGTCTTGGGAGAAATACGTTCCACTTGGTAGTTAGTCATTTGGCGAGCAATGACTTCATCTACATCACGATTTGGAATACGTAACTGTCCACGTTCTAGCATTAATACTGTTTGGTTAACCATGAACGGCTTGATTGGTTTCTTATCAAACGTACGAGAGAACGGGTCTCTTACCATTTGGCTTCCGCCAAAGTGAACACCTTTTACTTTATCTCCTAGTGCTTTACGAAGAGTCTCAATCTGATACTCCCCAGCTCCACGGTCAGGATAAATCGCAAATGGTTTGTAGATTCTATCTAGCTCTATAATTTTTTTAACAGCTATATCGTATGTAAATTCACCCTTAGGTATTTCAATACGATTAATAACTTGGAATCGTCCTGCTCCCGGTGCCTCTCCAAACTCTGGACGAGGTCTACGAATATCATGTGGATTCCACTGTGTAACAACGATTTGAGTGGCGTTACCGAACTTATCCCAGTCAATCCCGATAGAGATTGGGCCACCATGTAAACGTTGCTCAATCAGAGAGTAACCATTAGAAGCCGCTTCGTCAATATAATCTTTGTTAAATACCCCGACCATTTCAGTACCGAACTCTGCTAGTACCTCGTGTTCGTATGCAACCTCAGAGAACTGCTTTCTAAGTTCTCGTTCCATCTTCTCATCCCACTCTGGGTTGACCATGGTTGGATAATAGAACTCTTGCCAGCCTTCTGATGTTTTTCGGTCATACGTCCGTAAGTCATAGAAGTTATTCTTATACCGTCTTACTCGTTGGTTTAGCTGCATGTCCGTACATAGTTTATAGAACATACCACGACGTCCTGTAGGTGTAGATGCAACCATTACACCGATACGGTTTGGTGCCTCGAACGTAATCGCATAGATTGCCTCGAAGTCTTTATCAGTCATGTAATCGACCTCATCCATATATAGCCAAGATGCTTTCTGTCCACGTAATGAACCACCCTCAGAACCAGAACGTGTACCAGCCGTGAATAAACGGATAATAGATTTGTTCTTGAACTCTACTACATATGGATTCTTAGTCATAGACTTAATAGATTCTTTTAGGACTGGATTGTTATCAATGAACGTTTTTAATTGGTCAAAGATAAGACGTGCTTGGTTATCATAAGGCGTGGCTACAATGCACGTTGCGCCTTTACGAATCTCTGTACCACCGTTACAAGTAAACGCTACCCACAACATGTGCGCACACATTGTCCATGTATTATGTACGAAAATATCTTCTACTACTAAATTATGTGTCTCAGGAACGAATACATCATATGTTTGTCGTTTCCCGATAGGTTTGATATCAATAACTTCTTCCCAGATAACATCTGAGTTTGCTAGGTCATATAAGAAGTCACTCTGTAAGTTCTCTGCATAAATACGAGCATTGCCTACTGTTACGCCCTTACTTGTACGTAAACGACGATTATTGCCGCCAGCTACTTCGGTCTTCTTTAAACCTTTAGATTTACGCTCTTTCTCGATGTGAGGCCAGACTTCTTTTGGAATGATTGCGCCTGTGCTATTCATTTCCATTGCTTTGCTATGTACTTTCTGGATACTCTCTTTACGTTCAGGCATATACTTCGCAATATGTTC